AAATTAACTGAAAAATACCGTTACGCAGAGCGAGACAAAGAAGAAGCTGCTCGTTTAGCGGAAACACTGAAGAATGAAAATGACCAGCTTAAACAAAAGCTGTCGAATCTTGATCAGGGTTATATTTCAGAATATGGTACTCGTATTGAGTCTCAAGTAGCTATGGCCAAGCAGGCGTATAAAGATGCGCATGATAGAGGCGATGTTGACGCTATGTTTGAGGCTCAACAGGCTTTGTCGAAGATATCTATTGAACAAGAGAGATATCGTCTTGCAAAACAACGGCAAGAAGCACAACCCATCCAGTCTGCACCTAGTCAGGTACAACCCGAACCTGCACAGCAAGTGCAAGCGGCGGCGGAGCCAGATCCGAAAGCGAAAAAGTGGGCTGAAACCAATGAATGGTTTGGCGAAGACGAAATAATGACGCAGGCTGCGTTAATAATTGATAAGGATCTCCGTTCAGAAGGGTTTGACGGAACGGAAGATGAGTATTATGATGAACTGAACACCCGTATTCGGAAAAGATTTCCGAATGAGTTTGGTAAATCAAATAACGGGGGAGGTAATAGAGTCGCCTCGGCTAATACCTCCGCATCTCGCAGTGGACTACAGGGGCGCAGGACCGTCAAGTTGACACATTCACAAGTGGCTATGGCTAAAAAACTTGGTGTTCCTCTTGAAGAATATGCCAAGTATGTAAAGGACTAGGACATGAGTGACACAAGACAACCACGGTCAACACAAACACGCGAAAAAACAACGCGCAGGAAACCTTGGGCACCGCCCAGCCGACTAGAGGCACCTGAAGCACCCGCCGGATATAGGCATCGCTGGATCAGGACTGCTCTTAGAGGTGATGAAGACAAAATTAACGTCCATGCGAAACTTCGTGAAGGATGGGAACCAGTCAGAGCCGATGAGTACGCAGGTCATGATTTTGCAACTATTGATGAGGGAACGCATCAAGGTATCATTGGTAACGGTGGACTAATGCTAGCCCGTATACCTGAAGAGACAGCGCAGGAAAGAACCGAACACTACCGGGGACGGACCCGCGAACAGATGATCGCTGTTGACCAGGACTTGATGAAGGAACAACATCCTTCAATGCCTATTCAAAATGATAGGCAAAGTCGTGTAACCTTCGGAGGTCGCACACGCGACTCCGAGTAGATATTGTAAGGAGCTAAATCCATGGCAAACGCTAATGGTTCATTTGGCCTTCGCCCAATCTCAAAGTTGGGTCAGAACGCCAATTCAACTGGTGCGTCTGGATACACACTCTATGAAATTGCCGCAGGCAACAGCAATGCTATCTACCAAGGTTCCCCGGTCATTCCTCTGTCCACAGGATACATTGATATTGTGGGCGCGGCGGCTGGTGGCACTGTAGGTTTGCTTGGTGTTTTCTGGGGTTGTGAGTATGTATCTTCAACCACTGGCGAGAAGATTTTCTCAAATTACTGGCCAGGCTCTGGCGCGGATACAAATCATCCCGTCAAAGCTTTCGTATATGATGATCCAATGCAGATGTATGCAATTGCATCTGATGCATCATTGACTAGCAAAGCGACTCTTCGTGGTCATGTCTTCGCTAATGCTAACTTCTCTAGCGGTACTTCAGGTTCTACCACCACAGGTATTTCCTCTGCTGCTTTGGCTGTTAGCACTATCAACACCACAAATACGCTGAATCTGCGTATTATGGGTTGGCAAGAAGATCCTGAGAACGAAGACTTCACTGCTGCTGGTATTCCCGTAATCGTTCGTTTGAACAACCACTTCAACAGTGCCAATGGTGCTATTGCAGGTGGCACTGTTTCAACAACTGGCGTATAAGGAGGTACAGTAATGGCTATTTCTCGCGCACAACTGGCGAAAGAGCTGGAACCTGGCCTCAATGCCTTGTTTGGCATGGAGTACAATCGGTACGAAAACCAGCACGCCGAAATCTTCACCACTGAGTCCTCAGATCGTGCATTTGAGGAAGAGGTTATGCTTTCCGGGTTTGGAGCTGCCCCGACTAAGTCGGAAGGTTCTGCCGTCAATTTTGACGATGCCAACGAAGCATATACCGCTCGGTATAACCATGAAACCATCGCACTGGCATTCTCAATCACTGAGGAAGCAGTTGAGGATAACCTGTATGACCGTCTGTCATCTCGTTATACTCGTGCTCTTGCCCGTTCAATGGCACACACAAAGCAGGTAAAAGCCGCTTCTATCCTGAATAACGGATTTAGCGGTGGTGCATTTGCAGGTGGTGATGGCCAGCCTTTGCTGGATACCGCTCACCCACTGACAAATGGCAGCACCTTTGCTAACGAGCCTTCAACAGCCGCGGATCTGAACGAAACTTCTTTGGAAGACGCTTTGATCAGCATTGCTGGGTTCGTTGATGAGCGTGGCCTGAAAGTTGCCCTGCGCGGTACAAAGCTGATTATCCCCCGTCAGCTTCAGTTCGTTGCAGAGCGTCTGATGGTGTCTAACCTTCGTGTTGGAACTGCTGACAACGATATCAACGCTATCCGGTCTATGGGTATGTTGCCTGACGGCTACGCTGTCAACGACTTCCTCACAGATCCAGATGCGTTCTTTATCCTGACAGATGCTCCTCGTGGTTTCATCCACTTTGAGCGTGTCCCTCTGTCAACTCAGATGGAAGCAGACTTTGACACTGGCAACATGCGGTTTAAAGCTCGTGAGCGTTACAGCTTCGGCTTCTCAGACCCACGTTGCGTGTTTGGTTCACCAGGCGCATAAGTGTAAAACACAGACAATCAAGGGCGGCTTTCCAGTCGCCCTTTTTTGTGTTAGATTTAGGTAATCCTCCCTAGACTCGGAGCCGTATTTATTGCGGCTCCACTCTTTTTAGTATATGCTATGTTTATTCCTGACAGATCCATGGGGGATCTGACACTAGCCACGACAGGAGATTGACATGGCTACAACTACCTTTTCTGGTCCTATTAAGGCCGGAACTATCCGCGAAGGCGCATCTGCTAACGTGGGTTTTGTAAAAATGGCTCAAACAGCGACATGGACTCAGTCCACAACTGCCGCTGACACAGGAATCATCATTCCTGCAAACAGCCAAATCACTGAAATCATCATCAACATCACAACCGCCACAACTGCGGCTAACATCAGCATGGGCACTACATCAGCTGCAGACGAACTGTTTACTGCTCTTGCCGCTGGCACCGCCGCTAATGCATTCAAGTATGGTTCTGACGGCACTAAAGCTGACACAGACACTTGGGCAAACATTGGTTCGTCTGATGCGTCAATCTTCATTGACTTCTCCGCTGGTACAGCTGGCGAAGGCTATGTGACTGTTGAGTATATCCAGAACATTAACAACACTATCTAATAGGAGGTTGTAATGGCTGGTCCGGTAACCGCGTATAATTGGGCGCAAGGAACAGCGGCAGGCGTTGTAGGTCCAGGTCGTTCTCGTATTCGTCAAATCGTCATATATGCCGCAGCGGCAGGCGCATTTACGATCAAAAACGGCTCGGCCTCTGGTGACACATTGATCACGCAAAAATTTCCGACAGGAATCCATCATCTGAACATTCCAGCAGATGGTATTCTAGCAACGGATGGTGCGTATGTTAGTGCATTCACAGGATCTAGCAATGAACTGACCGTCTTCCTTTCGTAGGAGACAAAAATGTCTGTCCACGAGATAAGATCTATATCTCAAGTCGGCACAAGCGAACCGTTTGAGCTACAGGTCGCTCGTGGGCAGATTCCGGGTCATAAAACTGTCTTTAAGTTTGGCTACAACGCTTCTGTTGAAGACACTAAGGAAACCATCTGGGAACAGGGCGGTTTATACGCTTATCCCGCATCAGCCACAGTAATGACTATATCAAGCAGTTCAGCTAATGACACTGCCGCAGGAACTGGTGCAAGAACGGTAGAAGTTTTTGGCCTAGACGCCGATTACAACGAAATAAACGAAGTTGTCACATTAAACGGGCAAACGGCTGTTAACACTACAAAATCTTACCTACGGATAAATCGCGGCATTGTTCGCAGTGCAGGCAGTGGTGCCGCAAACGCTGGCACACTTTACGCAGGAACAGGTACGGTTACATCTGGGGTTCCAGCTAATATTTACCTGACCATAAATGGGGATGGCGACAACCAAACATTGATGGGTCTTTGGACAGTCCCCGCAGGATATACGGCGTTTCTTACAAAGATGGCTTTATCCACAGGTACAGCAACTCAGACACCTGCTATTCTGAATGCTGCTCTTGTTGCTAGGCCATACGGAGAAGTCTTCCAGATAAAAGAAAGATTTACCCTGACAGATAGCGCACACGAACAGTTTTATACTTTTCCATTAAGGTTCACAGAAAAAACAGACTTGGAAATGAGGGCGTTTTCTTCTTCAGGGTCTGTTGACTTTAATGTGTCCGCGTCAATGGAATTTATTTACATACAAAATAACGGTAGGTTGTAATGGCTAGAGCACCAAAAAAGATGCCAAAGCGCAACAAGAAGAACTTCCGATCTACAGAGTCTGGAGCGGGAATGACTAAAGCAGGCGTGAGGGCTTATCGCCGCGCTAACCCAGGTTCAAAGTTAAAGACTGCTGTTACAGGCAAGGTTAAGAAAGGTTCTAAAGCCGCAAAGCGGCGTGCATCATACTGTAGCCGTTCAAAAGGACAGATGAAGATGCACAACATTAACTGTAGCAAAACACCTAAAAAGCGTATCTGTGCAGCTCGGCGGAGATGGAAATGCTAAACAAGATTCTAATTGGTTTGGTCAGTTTCTTTTCCGTCCTGTCCGTTGGATTTATCGGTTGGGTTGGATTTAGTATTGTTGACTTGAAAGTAGAGGTTGCTGAAACACACGGTAAGGTTGCTGCGAACTATGAAATGATTAAGCCTATGTGGGAAGCGTTTTTATCGGAGAAGAATCTTGGCAATCTCGCGAAGCTCAATATCCAAACAGATAACTAAAGGTGGCAGTATGGCAAAAGATGCATGTTATCGTAAAGTAAAGGCTCGTTATAAAGTCTTTCCTAGTGCCTACGCTAGTGGAGCCATTGCTAAATGTCGTAAAGTTGGTGCTAAGAACTGGGGCACAGGCGGTAAAAAGAAAAGGAAGTCTAGTGGCAAAAAACGAGGTAAAACCTTCTAAGCCAAAACGCAGGTTTCGTGGTAAGATTGTACCGGGTACAGCCGTTGCTCGAGGATGTGGTTGTGTATTGCCTAGACGCCGTAAAAGAACGAAGGGTTCTGTGGAGCAATCATAATGGCTGTTCGTAAAACAAAGAAGGGCGCGGCACTAAAGCGTTGGTTTAAGGAAGAATGGAAAGATGTTCGCACGGGTAAGCCATGTGGTCGCAAAAAAGGTGAAAAACGTGGTGTCCCTTATTGTCGCCCGTCTAAACGAGTTTCAAGCAAAACGCCCAAGACCGCTAGCGAATTGTCGTCTAGTGAAAAAAAGAGTAGGATATCTCAGAAAAGACGTTTGGGGCAACCTGCTGGCAAGCCTCGGCGTGTTAAATCGGTCAGGAGA